GCGCTCTTCCCGCATCGCCTACAAGAAAGCGATGCGGGAAGAGCGCGAGAAGCGCCAGGCCCTGGAGGCGAAGCTGCGCGAGCTTCAAACACCCAAACAGCCGGTCGACCCCTGGTCCGACCTGCCGGGTGCATTGAAGAGCACCCAGGAGCAGATCCGCGAAGAGCTGTTCATCGAGCGGTGCAATCTGACCGAGGAAATCGTCCGTCAGAAGCACACCGACTTTGACGCGGTTCGTGAGGTCTTCGTCGAGGCGGCCAATGCCAATCCGGCGCTCTGGGCGCAGATCCGCCAGGAGCGCAATCCTGCTGAGTTTGTCTATCGCGAAGGTCTGCGTATCCGCGAGCTGAAGGATGTGAATGGCGATTTCAGCGCCTATCGCACCAAGCTCGAGAAGGACATCGAGACCCGACTGCGCGCGGAGTTTGAAGCGAAATACAGCAAGGTCACACCGGCCGTGCCCACTTCGCTGAACTCCGATGCCTCACCCCCTCCGGTAGAGGTCTACCAAGGCCCCAAACCGCTCAACCAGATTTTACGAAACGCTTCTAGGAGCTAGAAATGGCTGATACGACTGTCCCCAGTGCATTGCGGGTCAAGCAATGGGATGACAACTTTTTCGTGGAGTATATCCGCGGAAACCGACTCGCGCGCTACATGGGCACGGACGAGAACGCCATCGTCCAGGTCAAGGAGAACTTGACCAAAAAGAAGGGCGACACCATTTATTTCGAGTTGATCAACAAGCTTCACGGAGGAGGTAAAAAGAACAACCAAACGCTACAAGGCTTCGAGGAAGACCTGAGCCAGCGCTCCTGGCCGCTCACGGTCAACCTCTACCGTCACGGCGTCGTGGTGGCGGAGTATGAAGAGCAGGTCACTGCAGTCGATTTGCGCAATGCTGGAAAGGCAGCATTGATGAACTGGTCGATGGAACACACCCGCGATAAGTTTCTCGCGGCATTGGGCTCAAAGGATGCAGTTTTGGCTGGAGCCGGGCAGAGTACAGGTCCGGATACTTATTCCGGCAACTCTTCAGCTTTCCAGACCGCCAACGCCACGGCTCTCGGCACTTGGGTCACAAACAACAAGGACCGTGTATTGTTCGGCGCGGCGAATAGTAACTGGAGCGCAACCTTCGCCACCGCATTGGGAAATGTTGACTCCACCAACGACAAACTGACCGCTTCGGCCGTCTCAGTCATGAAGCGGCTGGCCAAATCCTCAACTCCAAAAATTCGTCCGATCAAGGTCAATGGGGATGAGGAATGGTACGTCATGTTCGCCGGCTCGGAGCCGTTCCGCGATCTGAAGCTCGATACCAACATCGTACAGTCCCGCCAGTACGCTTTGGAGCGTGGCACGGACAATCCGCTCTTTACCGATGGCGACATCATTTGGGACGGCGTGATCGTGCGGGAGATTCCAGAACTGAACCAGAATAAATGGCTGGCTCTCGGTGCTTCCTCAATCGACGTTGGGGAAGTTTATCTGTGTGGCGCGCAAGCGCTCGGCTATGCACTCGCTCAGCGCTGGAACACACGCACGCAAGAAATGGACTATGAAGCCAAAAATGGTATTGCGGTCCAGCAGATCTATGACGTCGGCAAGATCCGCTTCGGAACAGCGGCTGACGATACTACGACCCCGAAGGATAACGGAATTGTCACTGGGTACTTTTCAGCGGTTGGCGACGCCTGATCCACCACCATCTAGGAGATTGATATGACTGCATCGACTGTAGCGGTGGCGGCATCGGCTGCGCACCAATGCCCGAAGCCCTACGAGACCGGCCTTCAGGCCCCCATTTTCACGGCCAGCATTGCCACGACCTCCCTTGATGATGTGGGTGATATCGTGGAGTTGGGCTACATCCCCGAGAACATGACCGTGATCGGGTTTGTAGTCAGTACCGCCTCGTTGGCGGCATCGGCTCTGGTCTACAAGATCCAATTCGTGGCCGGCGGCACGACCACGGATATCGTGACGTCCATCACGACGGGATCCGGCGCGGGTTCGGCGTTCTGGGGAATCTCTCCTGCGCCGATTGTCACAACCGCGCGGACCAAAGTTCAGATCAATGTCACGACCGTGGCGACGACGCCGGCGGCCGGAGTGTTCAATCTGATTCCGATCATGGCCAACGGATGATCGTTGAGTTGATCGGGGACGAGGCGTGGTCGGGTTTTTTCCCCGATTACGGCTCGATTGCCGCTACACAAGGCTGGTGCAAGGACGTCCCAGCCTCTGTCGCCAAAGGACTGTTGAATTCCGGGAGGTTCCGTGTCCGTGTCATTTGCACTGATGAAGGAACGGGTGGCGCGCAAGCTGGGAGTCCTGGCGGTGGGCAACAGTCTGTCAGCGGAGGACGGGGATCTGATCGCGGAACGCTGTCTCTCGCTGCAAAAGCAACTGGAAGCGCTCGAGATCGTGACACTCGACTTCGAGGCCGGCATTGATGAGCTGTACGACGACATCATCAGCGCCATGGTCGCAGCTTTGCTCGTAGATGATTTCATACTGCCGGAGCCCAAGCGCACCAAGATTGCTCAGGAGGGCATCCTGGGGCTTCCCGCCGCCAGCCCCGCTGAACGACGGTTGCGCAAGGTTCTAGCTCCCATGCGCGTCAGCAAGCCGGTGAGAGCCGAGTATTTCTGATGCCGCAGATTCCCTTTGGCGCGCAGAGTTATCAGCACATCTCGCGTCCCCTATCGGCTCAGCGCATGGTGAATGCTTACCTTGAGTCCGCACCGCCGGCTGCGAAAACTCCTGCCGCCGTCGTCTGTTGTTTCGGCATCAAGGACTATCTGACAGTGGGCACGGGCCCGATGCGCGGCGGTCTGCGCGTCAATCAGATGGTCTATGTCGTTTCGGGGGCCAAACTCTATCGAATCTATTCGGGTGGTGGTGTTACAGAGTTGGGGTCTGTCCCTGGCTTCGGTCCCGTCTTCATGGACAGCGATGGGAGCCAGGTCCTGATTACGGTCAATGGGCCGTCCTATCTCTATGATGGCGCGACCGTTACGCCGATGGCGGATCCTGACTTCCCAGGTGCCGAATGGACGACGTTTCTGGATGGTTATGCGATCATCGGCCCCGGTGATGGACGGGTCTACGTCAATCACACCCCGTTTGATTTCTCGGCCTGGGACGCATTGGATTTCGCCTCAGCGGAAGCCTCTCCCGATGATGTGGTGGTGGGAATCACTGATCACCGCGAAGTATTCCTGTTTGGCCGCGACAGCACGGAAGTCTGGTATGACTCAGGAGATGCCGCATTCCCCCTGACCCGCACGGCCTCGGGCTACATGGAGATTGGCTGCACGTCCAAGTATGGACCGGCGAAGATCGACAACTCCATTTTCTTTCCTGCCAATGATGGCACGATCCGGCGCATCAACGGCTATACGCCGGTGCGCGTCTCAACAACTGCCATTGAACAGGCGATTACGAAGTTTGCCTCGCAGGAATGCATGGGGATGGCCTGGATCGAGAACGGCCACTCCATGTATGGACTCACCTACGCGGAAGGAACGTTCGTTTACGACATCTCCACGCAGTTGTGGCACGAGCGCCAGAGCTATCTCCAGAAGAACTGGCGCTCAGCCTTTGTGATCCGCGGCGACAATGTCACCTTGGTGGGAGATCGGCTGTCAAACCGCTTGGGCATTCTGTCTCCAGACAGTTTTACTGAGTGGGATCAGCCGCTGATCTCGAGTGTGACCGCTCCGGCAATTGCCCAAGGGAATAATCCGATCTGGCACAGCTCGCTGGAACTCGTGTTCGACAATGGCGTAGGGCTTACGACGGGGCAGGGCTCCAGTCCCGAGGTCATGCTGAATTGGAGCGATGACGGCGGCCGGACCTTCGGGGTAGAGTTGCGGCGCCCACTCGGAAAGGCCGGTGATTTCCAGCGTGTTGCCCGTTGGAACCGACTTGGAGCCTCGCTGGACCGCGTTTACCGATATTCCATCTCTGATCCGGTACGGCGCACCCTAATCCAGGCGTTGTGGAACGATGCCACTTAGAGCTCCACAGGTCTTTCCCAATGATCAGCGCAGTTGGGATCAATGGACCAGGAACGTTCAGGTCAAGCCCGATGACAATTCGGTCACCACGATCACAATTGCGCCCAAAGCAGTTACTGATGAGAAATTTAGGGACAGCGCGCCCACGAGTGTCATTGGACGAAACGTCGATTCTCCTGGAGAGCCTGCGGATATTGTAGCGGGTGCCGACGATCGTTTTCTGGTGCGCCGCAGTGGGGCATTGGCCTTTGGGACCATAGGCGATAGTGATATTCCAGGTTCCATTGCTCGGGATACGGAAGTTACTGCCGGGGACGCGGCCGTCACGACGGCGTTTCAGACTGCCGATAGCGTAGTCGCGGCCAATGCCGCCAGCGCCCTCGCGGCGCATGTGGCAGCCGCAGATCCACATCCCGTCTATCTGACGCAGACCGAAGGGGACGCGCGATATGCCCAACTTTCGACGGTCCTGCAGGGCTCCGCGACCTATGACCCGCCTTCGCTGGCCGATGGCGCTGGAATAACCACGACAGTGACCTGTACTGGAGCAGCCCTGGGCGGTTTTGCCCGCGCCTCATTCTCGCTCGACCTCCAAGGAATTACCCTGACAGCCGATGTCTCGGCGACAAACACGGTCGCGGTGCGATTTCAAAATGAGTCAGGTGGAACACTCGATTTGGCTTCCGGAACCTTGAAGGTACGCGTCGACCCATGACCGAATTCGAAATGGCGATCATCGCCGAACTGAAGAAACTCAACGCGAACATGGAGAAGCTGCTGTGCTTTCAGAAGCTCGCAGCCCAACACTATGCTGACAAGTATCGTGCCGCAATGGGATCAGCTCCCTCAGCATCTCACCTGGAACGAGAAACTGGCGTATCTCACGCATCAGTTCCTGACTATGGAGCAAACGGGATGTCCACTGAAGCATCGCTTCGAGAAGGGCCTCTACATCCGAGAAATCGAGATTCCGGCTGAGACGGTCATCATTGGCCGCATTCATCGGCATGGACATGTCTGTCAGCTTCTGAAAGGCGATCTCGTGCTGATCCACCGGGGAGGGACACGGGAAGGCTTTCGCGCTCCCTCGCAGATCATGACAGAACCCGGCTATCAGATGGTGGTCTACGCCGTCACCGACGTGGTCGCGCAGACGGTGCATCCGAATCCCACGGAAGAGCGCGATATCGCGAAGCTGGAGGCCGATATTTTCGAGTCCCAAGAGGATTTGCTGCGGCTTGGCGAGCAGGTCAAAGAGCGCGTCCTATATGGGCGAATGTTAGTAGATCATGGCATCGATGAGGCCGCACTCCGTCCTCTCATTGAGGATGAATCAGACCAGATTCCATTCCCTGGTGAATATCCTGTTCGGGTCGGACCTTCTTCGATTCAAGGACTCGGCCTCTTGGCCACAAAATCCATTGCCGCAGGAAGCCGGATCGCACCTGTCCGTATCGGGGGCAAAAGGACTCCTGCGGGACGCTATGCCAATCATGGATCTGCCCCCAATGCGCAAATGAAACGAGCGGAAGGCGGCACCATTGAACTGGTTTCTCTCAAGGAAATCCCCGCAGGCGCTGAAATTCTGGTGGATTATCGACACGCTTTCCAAGTGGGAAGACAATCATGAGTAGCGTCGCTGTAGCCGTTGGAGCCGCGGCGGTTATCGGGGCCGGGGCTGCTGTCTACTCAGCTAATAAGCAAGCGGGCGCAGTCAGGTCAGCCGCGAATTCCTCGATTGCCGAGCAGAACGCTGAATACAACCAGACGCGTGCCGATCAGGCCCCCTGGCGCACCACGGGTGCCAGCGCATTGGATCAGATCGCCAAGCTCTATGGCCTGGATACGGTCGATGCCAACGGAAACACAATCAAGGGGAGTGGCAAAGCCGACTTCTCCGGATTTACTACTGCCCCAGACTACACTTTTGCTCAACAGCAGGGGCAGGATGCGATCAATCGCTCTGCAGCTGCGCGCGGAGGATTGCTCTCCGGGGCTGCCGTCAAAGCGGGGGAGACATATGCCTCGGGTCTTGCCTCGCAGAACTTCCAGAACTATGTGGGTAACCTGGAAGGCGTTGCGGGTTCAGGGCAAGCAGCAACGAATGCCACGCAGGCGGCCGGTACCAACATGGCAAATCAGAACAGTGCCGCCATCATGGGTGCGGGTAATGCGCGCGCCTCCGCTTATGGAAGCATCGGCTCGACGATCGGCAACACGGCGAATGGTCTGGCGAGCAATTATCTGCTCTACAAATATCTCAACCCGGGGACGGCTACGGCGATCGCGCCCAACACCAGCGGCTTTGGTCCGGCAAGTGGCGGAGTATACGGCTGATGGCATACGAACCCATCAATCTCGGCGACATCTATGCTCAGGCGCAGAGCATCAAGGCCATGCAGCAGAAAGGGCAGCTCGGAGCCCTGCAGCTACAGGAAGCGCAGAAAGCGCAGGGCGACCAAGCAGGTATCGATCAGGCATTGCAGGCCAATCCCAACGCCTCGCTATCCGATCTCATCAAGGCCGGTGGCGGCATGGCAGGCGTGCAGGCCTCCACTCAGATCGGCGCTGCGCGTACGGCCGATCTGACCAACCATTACCGGCAAACGTACATTGCCGCTACACAGGTGGCGAATTCGGACAATCCGTTGGCCACGATACAACAGGTCGCGCCCGATTTTCCGAAGCAATTTGATTCCGTTCACGGTCCGGGGGCATGGGAGAAGTTCTCCCAAGATCCCAATATGGTGAAGCAGCAGGCTGCCCAAGTCGCCCAGGATGCTCTGTCTGGACTGGTCGACCCTGACAAGCAGTTCCAAGCTCACCAGACAATGATCGAGAATCATTACAAGCAGGAAGGGCCCGGCGGCGAACTCGCACGCAACCAGAACACGATCGCGGCCGAGAATGCTCGGCAGCAGGCAACGCAGGCGGCCGAAGATCGCCGGGCCGCAGCGGCTCGTGGTGTCACCATGCGCGGTCAGGACCTCGAAGCCCAGGCGCGTGGCATTCCGGCCGGCTATGAGCGCGACCCCAACAACCCAGGCGCATTACGACCGATTGTCGGTGGTCCGCACGACCCGAACGCAACCTCTGCCGGCATGGACTCTCGCAGCTCGGTGATGTTCAACCGCGTCGCGGCATCTGCCAATGAGGCAGTCACGGCACTGCGGAACATTGCCGAGCTCCCCGCCGGCACGAGCACCGGCTGGTTCGGGAGTTCACAACCGGGACATAGCCTCATGGACTCCGTGAAGGGCGTGCTGACCCAGAAAGTCACGAGCCAGGAAGCCCAGGACTACAAGACCATGATTGCGGGCGTCTCGCGCTCGCTCTCCACGATCGAAACCGCGGGCCTGGCGCCCAATGGCTCGATCACGCATTCGATGGATAGCATCACGCTCAACGAGGGTGATTCGCAGCTCACGAAATTACGCAAACTCGCCGAGACACGGCAGATCATCGAGAAGGGCATCGAGCCAAATCTCTCGAATCCGAAATTGGCGCCAGCCCAACGCGACCTGATTACCCGGATCATTTCCGACGTGCAGACCGCGATTCCCTTCACGCAGCACGACATCACGCAGTTGCAGCAGTCGAAGAATCCGAACGCGACGTTGCTCGACTTCGCGCGCAAGACAGGACTGCCCACGACCGCAGGCGCCACTTCCCAGGCTCCTGTCAAAATTCAATCGGATGCGGACTACGCGAAACTGCCCTCCGGAGCGCAGTACACGGCCCCTGACGGGACGCTGCGGACGAAGCGATGAGTTGGCAGGATGATCCAATAATCCCTTCTGCAGCGTCTGCATGGCAATCTGATCCAATCGTCAATGATTCGACGCCGTCGACTCAGACGGAAAGCCCTTCAGTCTTGCACGAGTTAGGACGCACGGCAGCTATGCAGACAGGTGAGTTCGTTAAAGGAGCGGCGTCGCTTCTGGCATTGCCTACGGATACTATCGTGCGATTGATAAATTTGGGAGCTGGGCGTCGGGTAATGACACCCGCTGCAGAAACGATCGCTGCGGGCATTGATTCCATTACCCCGCAGCCGCGTAATGCTACGGAGCGCGTTACGAATGCGATTGTCCGCAATTTAGGTGGTGCCACAACTGGAATCGGCGTCGGTAATGCGATTACGGGTGTAGTCGGTTCTGCTTTAGCGGCCAATCCGGGCCAACAATTGGCCGCGAGTGTCACCGGCGCCGGAGCACAACAAATCGCAGCCGAGAAGGGCGCGGGACCAATAGGGCAGACTGTTGCGGGGGTGGCCGGCGCGTTGGCGCCGAGCGTTGGATCGGCAGCGTTGAGTGGGATAGCTCGCGGGGCTGTTCGCGGTGGCGAAGCCGGACGTCAGGCGATGGCGGATAATATTCAGGCATTCCAGGCAGCAGGCACCACATCCACAGTCGGACAGGCGACTCAAGGTCGAATCGCACAGGCTACGGAGGCACTCTTATCCAAGACCCCAGGCGCGGCCGGTCGGATGGTGAGCACGGCTCAGCAGCAAGCGGACCAGATCGGCGCGAAGATCGGGCAGATCGCCGATAACCTCGCACCCCAGGCCAGTGGCGAACAGGCTGGTCGTGCGGTGACCAAGGGCATATCTGGGGAAGGTGGTTTCATCGACCAGTTCAAGGCCAAACAGCAGCAGCTATATGACCACCTTGATCAGCACATTTCTCAAACCGCGCCGGTCGACGTGTCTAACGCGCAAGCCGCTCTCGCCAAACTGAATGCTTCGATTCCGGGTGCGCCGAATATCTCGAAATTCTTCAAGAACGCCAAGATCAGTGGCATCAATGATGCGCTTCAGGCGGACCTGAATACTCCGCCGCCGGCCGCAGATGACCTAGCTAAAACTCTCTCAAAGCTGGATGCGTTACGGAACTCCCGGAACCTCGCCTCCCAAGAGGCCGGAAAATTCGCCGCTCAGGCGAATGACGAGATTGGACGGGCTAACGATTTCGTTCCAGTACCGGGCCAGCCCAGGATCCCAGGCCGCTATTCGCCTTTCCCCGCGCGCGCGGCAGATGCGGCTGCCGCTGCGCAGGATGCTACTCAGATCGCTCAGTCAAAGATTCCGCAGATCAATTCGACCAAAGCGCAGATCGATCAACTCCAGCAGATCGTCGATGAATCCAATGGGAAACTGCCTTATCAAGCGGTGAAGCAACTTCGGACGCTCGTTGGTGATCAACTCTCTGACTGGACCATGACGAGCGATGTACCCCGTAGTAAGTGGAAAGCACTTTACGGGGCCTTGAGTTCGGACCTAGAAGGCGCGGCGCAGGCTGCCGGGCCGGATGCGACAGCAGCATGGCAACGCGCCAACAACTACACCCGAGCCGGCATGCAACGTCTGGACATGCTGAGTTCTGTTATCGACAAGAATGGAGGGCCTGAGGCGGTCTACAAAGCCGTCACCTCAGGCACACGAGAGGGCGCCACAACTCTGCGAGCCGTCATGCAAAGTCTGCCCGAGGAAGCGCAAAAGACTCTCTCAGCGACCGTCCTGCGGCGTCTGGGAAGCGCCAAGGCCGGCGTGCAGGATGATACGGGTGGAGTTTTCAGCACCGAGACATTCCTGACTAACTGGAACACGATGTCTCCGCAGGCCAAAGCGGCGTTGTTCGATCGATATGGACCTGCGTTTCGGCAGAACATGGATCAGATCGCGAAGGTCGCTTCCAACCTGCGCGACGGTTCTAGCGTGTTCAAGAATCCGTCAGGTACAGGGCAGGCCATGGCGCAGATCGGCGCTTTTGGAGCCTTTACCGGCGCGTTATTCAGCCACAATCTTCCGGTCGCGGGCGGTATCGCCGGTTCCGTGGCGACGTCTAACCTCATAGCACGTCTGATGACCAACCCTAATGCGGTGAAATGGCTCGCTACAACAACGAAAGCGCCTTTGAGCGCTGCTCCGGCTCTACTGAATCGCGCGGCGCAGTCCAATGATCCCGACTTAAAAGAGTTCGCCCTACAGGTACGAGCAGAGCAGGGCAATCAACCCGATCAGCAGGGCAACGGGAAATAATATCGCACCGATAAAGGCGAGGCTATAGCCGAGGTCCTGCCAAAACGAAAACGTCGGCGGCGGCTCGCGCAGGAACGGCGCGTATTGACCAGGCTTCTTTATGAATTTCTTCACGTCGCCTGCCGGTTAAAGGCTACGGACTCTATTTTCCATAAGGTGAACGATGGCAATTTTGTTTTCGCCGCCGCGATTCAAGGCAACGGATAAGAGCAATGCTCCCATCTCCGGAGCGTTCCTGCAATTCTTCCAGTACCAGACCTCGACGTTACAGCCGATCTACACCGACAGCACGCTGCAAATTCCGCTGCTCAATCCGCTCAAGGCCGATGCGAACGGCCTGTTCCCGGAGATTTGGCTCGATGATTCACTTCCCCCGTATAAGGTCATTTTCGCATCTCCCGACACGAACGATCCCACCCTTCCCGGTACCGTCATCTGGTCCATACAACAATACAATTCGACATTCTCCGTTGACGTATTGATTCCGCTACTCAATCCCCGCACTGCCGCCGAGATCTCCGCCGGGGTGATACCCACGAACTACGCCTATGCACCGGGTATCGTGGACCGCTACGGCACGAATACGACACCCGGCACGACAGACATGTCGACTGCCGTGAGGCAGGCTCTGGATTCAGTACCGTTTACCGGCGGGATAATCCAATTCCTGCCGAATGCGACCTATATGATCGGGTCTGTTGTGTATATCCCGCAGCGTCGAAATGCCACCACAGGTGTCGGCGGAATCATCATCGAGGGCAATAATTGCATCCTCACCGGTACGGGACTCGGCTCAGGTAGCACAGGAAACGGGAATTTCAGCTCCGGGGCTGCGATGTTCGAGACCGGTACGGGTGTTTACAGCACGGTAGCCAAAGGGGGGGCCACCAATTTTGGCCTGGGGAATGAGCTGGCCACCACTCTCCACGACCATGATGTCATCCGCAATGTCAACTTCATCAACTTCGGCCTGGCCTTGCACCTATTCAACTTCGTGTTGGGCTGTAAGCTGGAGAATCTCTATTTTTCCACCGGCTACACTGCGGTCTCAGATGCCCGTTGTTTCTACTCAGTATGGGACAATGTATGCACCTCGTTTCAACAGTCCGGAGCGGGCAGCGCGACCTATGCAAGTTTCGCACTCGCCGATAACATCAATGACCGGACCTTTCTCGGCTGTCGGGCCATCGGCGCGATTCCCAGCGGAGGCGCCTCGATTGGCTGGCAGGTATCGAATGGAGTCCAAGGGTGCGCCTGGATCGGCTGCTCAGCGGAGCAATGCGGCACAGGATTTCTGAATCTCGGCTCTATTCTGGGCGCCACCTGGGCAGGTGGCTACTTCGAGACCAACAGCGTTGCTGCCATGAACCTGGGTGGGGTGGGCGCCGGCAACGTCGTCATGAATATAGATGCCAATGATTTTATTAGCACCGCCGGAAATCAGCCCATCTCCATCACGGCAAATTCATGGGTAGGCGGTCGGCTGGGGCGGTCTAATAATTTCAGTGGATTCGACGCCAGTAATAATACCGTGGTCCTGACAGCTGCATCGAATGCCGTCACAGTAGAGATTCCGGTGCAGGGATTTACGGAATCGCAAAGTACGGCAACTGCAATCAGAATTCCCGCCGGCTATCAATTGGGCGGTGGAGTGCAGATCGACGGGCGCCGGGTAGTTTACGTATCTTCGGTGGGTGGTCAGTCAGAATTGATTTCCGAACGGATCACCAACACAGGCACCCCTGATTTCGCCTACAGCGGGGGCCCGGTGCAGGAGGCGTTTGAGACGGGATACTGGCTGCCTTTCTGTACGCAGACCAATACTTCAGGAAACTCGGCGCTTCTGACTCAGATCACCTGGTCTACTGAGAGAATGGTAGTGGTCTTTGATCTCTTCGGGACCATTACGGCGGGCGGCTCAGGCACTGTGCAGCTCTCTGGGATCATTTTCGCAGGAGGGGCGTGGGTGATACGGGGCGACACCAACGCCACCTATACTGTTGGCGGTATCAACAATAGCGGAAAACTCCAGGTCGGTATCAGCGGCTCCGGCATGTCTGGCAAAACGATTTCCTGGCAGGGACAGATCCGCCACGTATGACGCGCGACATGGGCGTTATAAAATGAGAGAGAAATGCCGGAATGGTTGATTCCAGTTCTAACCTTCATCACAGGCGGCTTAGGAGGCTATATCGGGGCGAGTCGCAAAGTCATTGTGATGGAAGTCCACATCAAGGACCTGATGAGATGGAGGGATAGCGCCAATTCTAAATTGACCGCCTACAACGAGGACATTCTCATTCATGATATCGAATTACAGACTGTCATGACTAAACTTGCGATTCCGCGCGCCAAGCGCCAACGGTTTAGGAAAGGGGATATAACCTCGTGACCGATGAGCACGATCTGCCCACGGAAAATCCTGCGCCGACCCAGGAATCGGCGCAGATGAAGCAGGCGCGATTGTGGCTCCATCTGGATGGTGTGGCACACAAGATCGAGGCGGCAGCCAAGGAGTTGCGGGCAGAATCCGGAAACGCTGGAGAGCCGGTGAAATCAGTCGCGGCGCAGATTCATGCGGCCGAGCATGCGAATGTCAATAATGTGCGTATTGATCTGGGCGGAACGACCTTGCTCGTGGTCGTACTATTGGTCGCAATCATCGGCGCCTGCGGAGTCGTGATGGGCGTAGATATCGCCGAGCGCTCCAGCTACACCCGCCAGTTCGATCTCTTGGAGCGCCAATACCGCATGGTAGAATTGAAGCTCGATGACTGGACTGTGGTGGCCCATCGCGCAGGACTGGTTTTACCGGGAGATTATACGCGTGGGCCGCAAGGAAATCTTGACGCTGAATCGTTCGATAAACCCAAACCGAAAGGAAAGTAATATGGGAGCCGGCGGAATAATCCAGAAGCATGCTGCTGTTTTGTTAGTGGCGGTGACCGACCCGAGCATGTATGACTCACTCTCACCGAGTACCAAATCGATTGTCGATACGATTGATGCGAAAGAACCCCTCTCGCGCACGGAGCAGGATGTAAAGGCGCTGTTGAAGGCGTTGCAGGAAGCCTGTGGCTGTTAGATGACTGATGAGGTCACCTTACGCGAATACATGGAGTCGCGCTTCGCCTCGCTGCAACGTGCAGTGGACAAGGCTGAAGATGCCAACGACAAGCGCTTTTCGGCTATCAATGAGATGCGCGCCATGGTGACCGATGCGGCAAGCCGTTTCATGCCACGGATTGAATATGAGACGGCTCACCGCGCTCTGGTGGAGAAAGTCGAGGCCCTCCAGAAGTTTTTATGGATGGGCCTCGGCGCCATGCTCGCAGTGCAACTCTTCATCGGGATCGTGTTTGTGATGATCAAGAGGGCGCCATGAGTAACCTCGATGCCTTTTTGACCATGATCGCTATATCGGAAGGCACAGAATATATCGGAGACCATGGTTACAACGCGCTTGTGGGCAGCACGCCGCAGAATCCGCATCTCTTCCCGTCGTATGCCGATCACCCGCGTTTGAAGATCCAACTGCGGCCCGATCTCATCTCCAGCGCCGCCGGCCGCTATCAGATCCTCGAACGCTACTTCGATGCGTACAAAGCCCAGTTGAGGCTACCGGATTTCAGCCCGCGCTCGCAGGACTTGATTGCCGTGCAGATGATCCGCGAGCAGCACGCTTACGCCGACATGATGGCAGGGCGGTTCGATGAGGCTGTTGCGAAGTGTTCTAACATCTGGGCCTCATTCCCCGCGCCCGGCAATCGCTATGGGCAGCATCAGAATGCGCTGGT